CTTAGACAGTTCATTGACTCTCTTTTCATGATCTGCTAACTGTGAATCTCTGATAGAATAAAGCTTCTTAACTGCTTTCGTTCTTTCTGTCAGATCATGTTTAGCAGTAAAGATTTTATCTGCAGAACCTTCTCCAAATACTGCATCAAAAAACCTACTCATGATTTCTGACTCGTTTGCAACGCCTTCTGGACCCATCATTCCATCTTTTACATTCTTTTCTTCGTACTCTCCAAGTTCCTTCCACATCTCTTTGCTTGCATCATTAAACTTCTTCATCATATCTGCATCCAGAAAATTAAATGCAAGCTTCTCTCCATTCCAAATAAACATATATCTTACTCCTTAATTCTAATTCCAATCTTCGCTTCGCTTTCGTTTACTCTGTCGCTGAATCCGGTGTAAATGTCTTTGTCTTTGTATCAAATTTACCCATAACAGGATCTCCTTTGTCGTGAAGTGTTCCCTCAACCTGTAATTCTCCGTCATTATCAGAGAAACTTGAAATTTCAGCAGCTACGGTAAACATACGTGCTTTGAATACTGTCCCAGTGGCATCTCCCTCTGCTTTTTCATCCAGATCAACACGAACAAATTCACGTTCTGCATCTGCTCCTGTTTTTCTCTCTTTACCAATACTGACCAGATCTTTAATGACCTTTTCGCTTGGAATCTGATCGGCTGTAAATCCGTGCTCACCTTCATAACTTGTAATGCTTGATGTGGATGATTTATCATTGATATATTTTTTGCTCGTTGTCTGTGCTCCTGGATCTTCGTTCAACTCTGTAAAACCAGTTCCCATTAATTCGAACGCTTCAGACACCTTTAAATAAGATGCTTCCTGATAACGCTGTTTTACTGTTTTGCTTGCTGTTTCTGCCATTTTATATTCCTCCTAATTTCTGATAATAAATTAATTGGCACTGAATCTGATACTGTGCTTTAGTCGCATCTGCGTTAAACACATAGCCATTTGTCAGTGCCTGTATTTTAATTGCTCTTTTTCCTTTATCCATTTCCGGAAGTTCGTTATTGATCGTGCATCGTTCCAACCAGTCTGAGAAATCTTCGTAAAACTCTGCTACGTCAATATTCTCTGCAACGTCTGCCCCGAAGTACTCACGGCTTGCCAGGACAAAATTAAAACGGCGTTCTGTGTCACCGTTAATATACCGCCTTTTGATTGGCTGTGATGTTACAGATGCTTCAATCGCATAACTTTTTGTATCCTCCGGAAGATGTTCCACGCCCACCAGATCATCGAATGCTGATAATCCTGGATAGTCCTGGATAAATGCTCTCACACTTGCGATCACACTCATTCTGCTTTACCTCCTACAAAATCTGCAACAGACTGAACAATCTGATCTCCATTGTCTGCCCAACATCTTTGATCCCATTCTTTGCCACGAAGTCCATTCCCTTTGTTCTCGTGATATTGCTTTTGTGCATATGGAGTTACAAACTGGATTGAGTCCACATTTTCTATTGCAGTATCTTTTAATACTCCGGTTAAAAATGGAACATATGGATCCATCTTTCTTCGGAACTCTCCGGTAAAAAATCTTTGTGCGGGTCCACCAACTTGAAGACCTCTTGTCTTTAAGATCTGATCGGGCGAAAGTTCGACTTTAACTTGTGTTCCCATATTTAAGCACCTCCGATTCTCCAATGTGGCAAACTTCCTCTCCGGTTATCCGAAAACGATAATACTTTTCCTGTGTGCTGCTGCTTTAAAAATTCTGATTCTTTCTCAAAATCTTCTAACAATCCTTTTCCAAACAGATCTCCGTTATTGATCGTCCAGTATTTTTCTGCTTCTTCTGCAGATAATTCCCGATACTTATCAGCATCAATGTATTCTTTCCCTTCCGTATCTGCAGATAAAGGAATGCGGATCTGATACATATCTGCAGAACTAAGTCCCTGATCGGTAACAGTTGTCTGCTGCTTTGTGTAAAAACTGACACCTTTGATCTGAGTCTTTAAATAAAGCTTTCGTGCTGTCTTTTTATCAACTCCACGATTGTTATAGATCGTCAGATCTGCATTTGTCATCATATGGTCCACACCCCCTGTACAAGAGTCCCGTATGTGCAAGATAAGGATATGCTGCTTTCTTACAACGATGCTCCACAGTGCCTGTTGTTTTGCTCTGACTCGTCACAAAACTTACGCTGTATCCATCGTTGTTCTCACTTGCAATCTCCCTTCCTGCATCATCTTTTCTCATTCCATCCTGATACATCACATCTGCTATCGCACATGTGGCCAAGCTTACCTCTTCTGGAATCTCTGTCATATCATCGACTCTGGAAAAAGTAAGAAACTTCACAAAGATACTCGCCTTTAAGATCATACTAGGGAAAGCTTTCTCCGGTATGATCTCGCCATGAAATGTATTTTCATAAAAATCCCTGTCTGCATATTCCACCATACCGGATCACCGCCTACCCTCTGGAAATGATTCTTGCGATTGGAATTGCTTTGTGATCGATCACTTTCTTATCGGAATTTGTTTTTCCGTTATCAACCAGTGTCCAGTTAGATCCATTAGCAAGTTCTGCATCTGTTGGGGATTTTGCAGCCATAGATTTTCTAGTAAACGAAATTCCGTATGGTGCAAATACTTTTCTCTGTCTCATATACAGAGTATCTTCTCCACCATGTGTTTTTGGATCACGATGCATTTCATATGGCACCTTTGCGCCGATATCTTCATAGTCAAAAGCCCCATCACCTAATACATAAGTTGTATATTTTGTGTAACCTTCCTGTGCTGCAACATAACCAGGCTCTCCCTTTGTTCCACTTTCTTCTACTGCAGCAACTTCTTCTGCTGGCATGGAATCATCGATCAGAACCAGACGACCATTCCATGTCGCAAGAGTTAAGTCTCTTTCAACTCCATTTGCATCTGTCTGTGTCATGTATTTTAACAGCTTCAGATTTTCAAGGTTTGTTGCTACCGCACTGTGCATGATCGCGATCGTAAACTTAGACTTATTATCTCCTGCTGCTTTCTGTAAAGCTGTATTTAACGTGTCAGCCTGTACAACGTTCTTTACGTTTCCATCTTTGTCAGTTGCTGTTACTTTTGTGATATCAGATGTATGTTTATCAACAAAGACTTTGTTTTCTTTTCCGGTCATTGCAAAGACACCATCCAGAATCTTTACTAATGTTGTCTGATCAAGATCAGCTTTGTAATCATTGACCTGTGCTGCAACATTGTCCATAAAACTTACACCACCTGTAACATCTTCTGAAAAGTCTCGCTCAGTCCATCCTTTCATACGACCAACTACAACAACACCTCTTTCAAATGTGTCTGTGTTTTCAGACTTAAGATCTGTCTCACCATCATAGTTCTGTGCTGCTCCACCGATAAGACCATGCATTGGCAATACTGCATATACTGTTCCTGTCTGAGAACTGAACGTGTTTTTGATATCCTGATTACCTTTTAGGGCTCTGGACTTGATCAGCTCGTTCTTTTTTAAATTTGGAATCCTCTCTGTGTAGGCACCGAATGCCTGAGGATTGAATGATTTAGAATCAAATTTTTCTCCTGCCATTTTTTACTCCTTTATTTAAATCTCTGCTCCGGGATTCTGTTCCATATAGTCACAGAGTTCCGAATATGTCATTTCACTTGGTTTCTTTCCACCAATACCGCCAGAACCACCATTTGTTCCTTTAACGATCGTTGGTGCAGGTTCATCACTTTCGAACAAAAAGCCGTTTTCTTCCTTGATCTGTGACAGCTGTTCGTCTAAACCGATAATTTTTCCATCGTTTAGTTTCAGTCCGTCCATATCAAGTAACGCTTTGACCGCTTTGCTGTTTCTAGCTTTCGCTCCTGTCAATGCTGCAGTTAATGCATAATCAAATTTCATTTCTGAGATCTGTGCATCTGCATCACTCTTTGCTTTCTCAGCTTTTGTTTTCCAATCATCTGCCGCCTGCTTGATGCCGTCAATGTCCATGTCCCTAAACTTCTGAATCTCTGCATTTGCATCGTTTACCTGAGTTTCAAGACTTTCTGCTTTTAGCTTATAACTGTCTCGCTCCTGAGTGATTTTCTCTGCTTTTTTCTGTTCTGCAGCGATATCTTTTCCGTTTTCAGCCATGATCTTATCGATCACTTCCTGGGAAAGATTTAAACCTTTTAAAAAATCTGTTTTCATGTTGCTCGTTCTCCTTTCGTATTAGGTTGTTTTAGGCGTGTAACCGACCGCCACGAACCGACTGTTTAAGGTCTGATCAGCTGACCAATGTTGTTTCTTTGCATAAAAATAACACCCAGATCTCTCTGCGTGTCTTCTGCAGCTTAACCCTGCTGCCGGGAGATATTTGGATCACCGTCCTTTCTATTCTGTTGACTTCATGCTGCACTGCTCCTTTCTTAAAATTTCGTATAAAAATACCACCTGATATTGATCAGATGGTACATATTTATAGACCTGGCGTTATATCCTTGATTCCTTTCACGGCATTATATACTTTTTTCATCATTGAATTTTCCTGTAAATACTCAAGACCTTTTAATGTAATTCTAACATCACTTGCATTGATCCTTGTTGCTCCTGTGATATCACGTTTCATACTTACACCCTTGATATATCCGACATCAACCATCATCTCTATATATCGTGCCCAGCGTTCTTTGGAAACCCCTAAGGCTTCCGGCCCAACATCGTTGATATCAAATTCTGGATAATCCATTGCTTTTTCCAATGCTGATAAGATTTTATATACAGCTTTAAAGTTATCCATTGTTCTCACCTTTCGCTTTTTCTACTTTATCTTTTATCAACTGATACCATCCATTGTTTTCGTTATCAAAATATGGGCAGTTATAATCTTTGGCCTTTAAGTGTTTGTTTGGTATCTTCCCGTATACTTTGCATAAAGTTTCATAACCTTTTTCATCAAAATCTGCTTTTCTGCATGCATGGCATATTGGTATAGGACTTGTCACTTTTGCCATTCCTGGATAGTCCTTAAAACTAGGCCCTACTTCATGACGCTCTCCGTTTTCATCCCAATAGTATTCAATTTCATCCGTCATAAGATCGCCTCCGCTTTAATATAATACCTTTCCTTTTCTTTCTTTACACTTTTTATTTTATAACGAAAACCTCTTTTAAACAATACTTCTTCTTGGCTTTTGTATTTATCAGTTGCTAAATTTTCTATGTACAAACAGCCTTTGTAACCTTTTGGTACCTCAATCTCTAAATGTACATTCCTTCCTGTATATGTTAGATCTTTAAATGAAGTAGATGTATATCCAAAGTTTGTTAATTCTACTCCTGTTAATCTTTCTATATCCCTATCTGTATATTGAAAATCTTTCGGAAACACATTTAAATATTCTGGAATCGTATCGCGATGAACTACCATCTTATGGTCTGCAGTACCTTTATTTAATGCAGAATCCAATAGATCCATAAAGCCTTTTTCCTTATCAACTCTTTGTTGCTTCCCAGAATATATTGCACTGTTCACTCGGTTTGCTGCATTGCCAGTATATCGCCAGATCGCTTTCTTTTCTTCGTTCGTCAGTTTCTCTAACTGTTTAGACATTTGATTCTTAAAGGTATTCTTTCGATCTTGCCATACAGCCTTCTGTGCAACGCTCCGATTGAATCCAACGATATCTCCTGCTTTGTTCTTCACCGCATGGATCTGAACTCTGGCAGACTCATATCGCCTTCCTGTTTCTTTGCAGAAAGCTTTTAATGCTGCTTCCTGTTTCTTTAATCTCACAGATTCTTCATTAAACCGATTCTGTAAAGTATTTTTTAAGGTATCATCTTTCGCTTCATTGATCGCTGAATTATATCCAGCAAGTTTCCTCTTTGTCTCTCTGATCTGTCGTTCATGACCTCTCTGCATCTGACCCGCTTCATACTCTGTAAATTGCTTTCCATTGTATTCAACATTCTTTGCAGAATAATCATCTAACATCTCTTGCGTATATGCTGGCGTCGATATTCCTGGGAAAAATGCATGGAAGTTATGGCGGCAATTCCAACCACATAAACCTGGCCCTGTTCCATATCCTGTCGCTTCATAGAAGTTTTCATACTTCGGATCAGTCCCAGATAAACAAAAGACCTTCCCTTGCCATACGGCATGTTCCGGTCTTGCTCCTTCATGTGCAGTTGTTTCAACATAATCACAGTTCTGATCTTTTGCGTATTGCAAGTTCATTTCTGCTGCAGTCTGGTTTACTCCGGTAAGTACAGCTCTTCTTACCGCGACATCTAATTTATCGACATGCTGTGACGGATATAAGACTTCTGTTCCCTGCACTGCTGCCTCTTTGATCGCATCTGCAATTGCTTTGTCATAACTGAATGCTCCAGAACTAACTTTCATCTGTGCTCTATTACAAGCTTGTATGTAAGCTGACTGTGATCTTACTGCGGTTGTCATCGTGAGATTATCAAGTTCCTGGCATGTTTTTCTGATATTTGCTTGCAAGATTCTCTGCATTCCATTGGACTGATTTAACTTAATATCTTCTTTGCCTGCCTGTTTGTAATATACAGCCTCGTTCTTTAAGTTCCTAACACCTGCTTCTTCATACATTCTCTGAACTTCATGCTTTTGATATCCAGATACCTGACTCACTCGCTTGATCGTATCTTTATAAACAAGACCAGCATTCTGTAAAACCTCAGCCTGATGCTTTGTTGATTCTGACACACTCCCCATCTTTACGATTCTTTTTGCCATATCAGATATGATCGCTATTGTCAGAGTGTCAATGATGCCAAGTAACTGATCGGAGAACTTTTCCAAATACTTCGGATCAAGCATCTGTGATCACCTACTCTTCCTGGATGGTAAAACGATCATCCTGTGCCGGCATCATTTTCAATGCTTCTTCCTCAGATACGCCATACTTGGCCGCAATGTATATTTCTTTTCGGATCAATCCCGCTGTTGCATCCTGCTGCATACTCTGCAGTTCCTGTTCTTTGTCTATCACGATGGAGTCATCCCAATCAAAACTAATCTCGTATTTCTTTCCGCCATTCAGATTGGCAAGCTGTGCGATCACATCCATTGCATAAACTAACTGCTCTAATGCTTTTTGCAGAGCTTTCTGAATATCAGATACAGTGCTGTATGATCGCTGTTTACTTGCCTTAATTTCTTCTGCAGTCTTATCGACTGTGTTTGGATCACTTAATGTTCCATAGGCGAGACCTACGTTAAACTCAATTCTGCGAAGGATTGTATTGAATCCATTGATAAGACTTTCGTCACGGATTGGAGGTGCAAACACTTTGTACTGGTCACGATCCTCGTCAAAGTCCATCATCCGAAAGAGTCTTTCTTTTCCTTTCGGAAGGTCAAATTCTCCATTTCCTTTTCGCTTAAATAATCCAATATCTGCATCGATTGCCAGTTCAGATCCCTCATATTCCCATAAGATTCTCGTCCATTGATAATCAGCTTCTTTGATATCATCGATTGCTCTGGAATATACAGATACTCCCAACGGAGATGAATCATCGACATTATTTGCATTTGGTATCTTGAAGTATGCGAATAACGGCTTTTTCACATTTATGATTGTGACGATTTCTTCAAGATCGGCCCACTCCGATACAGCACTAAGCGGTACTTCTTTTCCCAATACCTCAACATTATCAAGATCCTGTCTTACAAAAGCCTTATTCATAATGTGATATGTAGTGTTCTCATCATGCTGATGGTATTCCAATCTTGTATATACCTGTTTCCCGATTGTTACAGTCTCCATAAAGACCGCTGCGATAACTTCCCCTCTGGAATTAAATTTTGTTGGGAAAAAGTGATCAGCTTGAACCATGTCAACTTCTATATGCCCATCAGATACATAAGGTTTCATTGCAAGTCCACCTTTTGCACAGGCATATTCCGTATACGTTCGTATGTTATCAATCACAGTTTGGTATTCATCGTTGAGAAACTTATTCCCTGTGATCTCTGTTTTTAATTCCAGTGTGACAAGCCTTGCAAATTCTCCGGAAATAGCTGCAGGTAATCCGCAAAGTTTCAGTTCTTTTCTTTTCCACGGCGGTTGATTTTTATACATCTTCGACCAGAGATCAATTTCTCTTGCCATCTTGTCCGATACGGCAACATCAACTCCGATCGCATCCCTGATATTTTCTTTTCCAAGCATTTTTCTTATCACCTGCCTTATTCGCTCAATAATTTCTTTTATCATTTAATCAACTCCATTTTCGTTCACGTCTTACGATCGTGTAAGCAAAATATCTCACTGCATCCATGCAATTGTGTATAATAAAACCACCACAAACACTAAAGTTGTGGTGGTTCTTGACTTCCATATTATATACATCTGCTTTTCCTATGGATTTAACACTTTTTATTTTTACATACTGGACAGTATTTTGTTTTTTGGTACTTATTGGCAACATATTCCTTGCCACATTTACAACAAATTTTAATAACATCATCAACTCCTGATTTTCGTCTCCATGCCAATTTGCATTTATTTGAGCAAAATCTTGATCTTGTTTGTGTGCTAACAAATTCTTTATTACAATACTCACAAACAAACTTTCTTGGAACTTTCATCTTCCCTTTCATTTGCTCATAATGCTTTTTGTGCCATTCGCTCCCGTCTTTGCTTTTGTGCCAATCTTTAGAAGCGGGAATAGCATTTTCTTTTAAGTTTTTTAACATATCATCATAATTGTTTCTTGCCTTCTCCTCTGCGTGTAATCGTGTATGTTTACTATTTGTCATCAATTCTAAATTTGAAATTTCGTTATTGCTTTTATCCTCATCTTTATGATGTACAGAATATCCATTTGGAATCTCACCATTTTCACATTCCCATATATATACATGAAGCCTTCTGCGTTTTCCGTTTATTATTCTTGATGATAAATAGTACCCTGTCCGCTTGTCTTTTCTGAATTTATATCCATTATATAATGCCAAGTCTCCGTTTTCTAAATATTCTACCATTTAACGCACCTCCTGATATAAGATTATCATTTCTTTATTCTTATATCAAGTATCGAATCGTGTCCAGTTAGATCGTTTACTTTTTTCCAACCATTTTGAGTAAATATTAAATGATTGGCTGTTGCCTTGATCGTTCTTCCATCTTCCATCTCTATTTCAAATACTTCGACATTCTCCCTTGTCTTTCTCACATTATAGTATGTAGAAATTTCAGGTTTTCTTCGCCTTAAATTATAGCAATGTACTTTTCCTGTTTTACCAACAAGCTTTTCTATTGGAATCGGACCATCAATTGTATCAATAAGCGTATCACCAGTTATGCAATGATCATGCTGCTTCACTGGTTTATCTTCTCCACGTTCCAATGCCTTGTCATCCCAGATATAAGAACCGAACTCTTTGATTGTTTCTTTACAACATTCAGAGAACTGTAATACACTTAGATTTAACAGATTTCCGACAAATCGAATACCATCAAGTACATCATTCTTTGCTTTCTTAACCTTAAATCCTCGTTTCTTAAGTTCTGCGATAAAGGATGCGGCTGCCGGATCGACAATGATTGATTCAACATTGATTCCTTCCAGGAACTCTTCCATGTCATTTGCATACTCTCCATCGGTCTTCTGCGTGGTCTCATCTCGGCCAGAATAGTAATATTCTTTCGTAGCAACCCACTGACCTTTCTGGTTCTTCTCCCATAAAAGATATACTGTCGCATTCTGTGTACCATAATCGACACTGACGTATTTACTGCCGGTTGTTGACTGCTTTTCTGATGTGACATGCTTTTCTATATTAAACATGTCGTAAATAATTCCCTCAGCTACGGCCCACAGACCTAAGATATAACGCTTATAAAACACTCCGGTATACATTGCTCGATATCGTGCTTTAATTCGCTCAGATAAGCTTAAATTGTCGTCCATCGTAAAGTGTAGATAGACAAGTTTCTTTTCATCTGCACGATCAATCCAGTTAGTTTTAAACCAGTGATACGGCCCATCTGGGTTACAGTTGAACCAATATTTTGATCCATCAACAGAACAACGTCCTGTTGCCTGATTAACAAAAGATTCAGGCATCAATGCAACTTCATCAAAAAAGACTCCTGCAAGTGTGATACCCTGTATCAAATCCTGGGATCGCTCATCCTTACCGCCAAAGATGTAAAAATAATTTTCTTTGCCACCTCTCCGGATAACAACTAAGTTATCAGCTCTATGATCTTCAACGTGATACCCTCGACTCTTAAGCATAAGCTTTAACCAAAAGAGTACGTTTCTCCGGAAAGAACCGATCGTTTTCCCACACATACCAAAGTTCTGTCCGTTGAAGGTTTCCATTGCCCACATTGCAAAAGATAAGCACATAGAAATAGTTTTTCCCGATCGGATCGCTCCATCTGCTATGATTCCATCTTGATCATGTACGGGTGAATTAGGTAGCCACCAGGTAAGTATCTTTTTCTGCTTCTTAGAGAACGGCCGAAACTTAAAGACAGCTTTCTTTATTCTTCTTCCCATACATCTGCCACCTCACCTTTTAAGGCTTCGATGAATCCATCGTCTTCTGTCTCTTCTTCGGATGTTCCGGACATGATCGCTGTCTTAGCTCTGATCTGCTCAATCTTAGCTTTCTGTTCAGCTGTAGCAATGTCCATATGGTCTGCAAGCCATTGCAAAGCTTTCATCTTATCAACCAGCTTAATGCTCGCTCCGTCTTTTCCTTGCTTCACTTCCGTGATCAGCGTTCCATCAACATCTTCAGATTGTTTGAATTTCACAGTATTGACTTCTTTTTCGAGAACTTCTTTTTCTCCAGTTTCTTTGTTTTCTACCATTACTGGACCAAAAGCACCCATAACTTGAATATTTTCTCGCCCAAACGATACATAATCTGTTACATCCGCAAATGCAATATCCATAAACTTTTGAAAGATATCTTCCTGCTTTAGCAATTCTCTGTTCATATGATTCTGCTTTAGCTGTTCAATCTCTTTTCTGATCACTTGATTCTTCATAAGCCTGCTTCCTAATACGGCAGCAGATGCATAAGTACATCCTGGATAAGCTTTCATGTAAGCTTTCGTGTAATTAAACATCTTGGATTGATACAAACAAAAAAGCTGCTGCTGATCGGTAAGTTCATCGTTGATCACGACCTGACTTACATCCTCTGCAACGGCTTCTTTTTTGTGTGCACCCTTTTTATTTTGTGTGCACCCCTTTTGGATGCATTTTGTCTTTTTGTTCCTCGACCATGCGTATCGTTTCTTCCACGATTTCACAGTATTCATTGAGACTCCATACTTGGCAGCAATGTCTTTATACTTCATTCCGGCTACATAATCAGATTCTGCCAATATGTAGTTTTTTTCTTCATTCACACATTACCACCCTCCTTCTTCAGGTACTCGCATAGTCTTTCACGTTTCTGAGCATTACTGCATCGAATTGTTGTATCCACTTTACAACCAGTCCCTACATATCCTCTGCTCATATGTTTTCCCTCCTATATTTCAAATGGACCTCCAGGGACTCGAACCCTGGACCGATCAGTTATGAGCCGACTGCTCTGACCAACTGAGCTATAGGTCCTTATGCCGGATTGCTCCGGCTTTTATTCTTCTGTGTGGCATGTATTTGTCAGCTTCTTATACACGTCCTCATATAGTTCCTGTTTGTCTCCGTTATACGTGTATTCTGCATAGATACCGTCACCGCTGATCGTGGTGGATGCAAGGCATTTGTAATTCTGTAAGATCTTACAAGACCAAACTACAAATACATTACTCAGATCAATGTAAATCTCCGGTCTATTCTTGTGATACCATTCCACTAGTTTCTTCTTGCAAACACTCTGGAAGTGATCCATTCCTGTAATAATCATGTTAATATCTCCTTATTCTGCAAACATCCAATCTTCTGCTAACATATCCGCCTGGCTTGCTAACCATCCCATTTGTACGCCAGACGTGCCGATAAACGCAATTGCTTTATTTCCAATATCGTTGTGATCACAATTAACGATCGTTCCGTTTGCCGCCTTGTATGAAATTCCTGTTGCAAGCTGAATATACTGGTTCTTTCCGTTCCAACCTGTTCTTTTAACTTTAAGACCACGTTTCAAATATTTAACAGCATCCCCAAAACTAAATGTAGCCACTCCACCAAGCACAGGACAGTTCTCTGGATTTGCCACAATCCATTCATTAGATAAGATGTTAGACAGTGTATACTCAACTCTCTGTGTCTCTCTAATATCAAGTAGATCTCCCTGTCCTTTGTCAGTGTCTTTCGGTCTGCACTGCATCATAATTGTTTGCTTTTCTGCATCCCAGTACCAATATCCACCCCAGGATGGAAGTTTTACCTTATGACCTTTTTTCATTAATTCAAATGCATCTTTAAAATTCATATCTCTTTCCTTTCTAAATTTAGACATAAAAAGACTCGGGGTCCGAAGATCACCCGAGTTCATTCATAAGTAAAAAGAAGAGGACTAATTATGAATATTCATTCATCATTTTTCCTTAGCTTATATATTAAACCTTTTTCCTACGACAGTGAGCGACATTTATTCATTTTCTGCAAAAAATCTTTCATTTCTCTTCTGCAAGTTCTTTTCATTGTACGCAATCTTTCTTTTAGGATGCATAGCATTCATTCTGTGGGCAACCTGCGTCCATGTCATTCCATCGATATAATACAGTCGGAAAATAGTTCTCAATTCGCTCTTCTCAATGCTATTTATATATTCTTCCGCTTGATTCATGAGTTCCAGAAGTTCATTTTCTTTTTCAATCAACATAGCTTTTCGTTTATTAAGCAACAGCTTCTTTCGTCTTAACTCTGGTACTGGCATACCCTCAACAACAAAGTGCTGTATTCCACCCATGCCGCCGCTTACTGTGTCTTTTACAGTTCCTTCTTCCTCAATCCTGCTGATCTGCTTCTCTGTTTGCAAGATTCTTTTTCTTATATCTTTTACTTCTTCAATCATGTCTGTGTATTGGATCAGTACGTTCTTGTCCACGTTCTCCCCTCCTGTTACGATTTATTATCTGCTGCCTTATCCGATCTGTCATCTCCTGGTACCATTGTTTGTAATGCGCCCGATCGGCACAAATGCCCATGCAGATTATCTCTGCACAGGCTTTGCATGGATCTACCATATCTTTCTTCCACTTTTTTGCTTCATCAGGTTTCTTTTGTAAAACTTCCCTTTGGTTGTCGAATAGTATTTGTCTTTATCTTCTTTTTTCTTTTGTCTTATTGCCTGCATACTTAACTTCCATGCAGTAAATTCAGTACACTTTCTTCGGCATTCAACTCGTTTTTCTCTTTCTCCGCCATGATCACACTTGAAACATGGACAATCTTGATATCCCATTTATGTATCACTCCTTAATTACTCCTGTCAGCTTATCGGTAATTGATGGTCCAAACAGCTTGTTATACAATTTATCAATCTCTGTATCATCTAAAGTTTCAAGAAGTTCGCCAGCACTATCACTACATTCTTGATAAATTCTACATTCTTCTTGATTGCATTTATGCCTGCTACAATGCTTATTTAATCTCCATATCTTCTGCTCCCTTGTCATAACTCATCCCTCTCTTTCGCTGCGGCACAGAGTGACATAACTGCCACTCCTGCTACTGCTCCGATAAATAATCCGCTTAAAAATCCTATGATCATATTCTTAACACCCCTCTATTTCAAATGTAATGTTAAATTTTGCATAATCGCTCCAAACACCAAAAATTTAATAGCTTGATAGTAATCTTTTTTTCGGTCGAAACAAAGATAGACTCCATAACACACTATTGATAATATTGTGCTTAGTATTTTTAATACCATTCCTATTGTTTCCATTTCTTACTGCCCCCCCCACATCGTAAATCTCACATGATACTACTTCGTTTCCTGTTCCGTTATCTGTTACTTCTACATCCACGTCATATCCGTGATCTACCAGAGCATCGATGATAATACTCTGGATGGATTCTTCTTTTGTGTGGATGTAGGCTTTTCCTAATCTTTGTCTTACTTTGCCCATTATTCTTCTACCTCTACACCGAAAATGTATTTTAAAATTCTTTCTCGCCCAACTGCTTCAATTGCGTCACGAGCAATAGGAGCTGATGTAAAACATGTAGCTGATTCTTCTTCTATGTAATATCCCCGTGTTATAAAAAGATCATTTACTCTATGATTAAACGCAATCATATAATGACCGTTGTCATTATTCCATGCTTCCTTTTCGGGATCATTGTGCTCTAATGCGTATCTTTTCAGTTCTGCTTTTACCTTTGCTCTTTCTAATGCAAAGCACACTTCCTCTCTCGTTTTATATACATTCCCAATTTTAAATCTTTTATAATCAGCACCGGCTTCTTGCCAAGTATCTGTACATACATCGGTAAAATCGTTTATGTAATAATATTGGTCTATTTTTTTAGGTTTCCACACACGATTTTCCTTGTTTGCTTTTTCTAACAGTTTTGTAAACTGTTCTCTTTCTTCTTCAGTCAAATTGTCTAAATGTATTATGATCTGTTCATTCATATTCTCTTCTCCTTAATCTCTTGGTTAATACATCAACTGTTGTATTGTTCTATTAGTTGATGTATTAATTGATATATTAGTTGTTCCTTAACTTTCTTTAACAATTACTTGATCTTAATGACTCTCTGTCCTCTGTCGTACTGATTAAGTATCTGTTCTAATATGTTTTCTGCTTCTTCCCTTGTCTTGCAAGTCTTAACAGTTTCATCTGTTTCTTCTGTCATCTCACATTTAACAAGGTATTCCTTTTCCCCTTCTTTGTACTGATGCTCATATATCCATATACTTCTGACATATTGCATATTCACAATCGTTTTATCTTCGACTTGTATTAACATAGATCTCCACTATCTCCTTTCCTTTTCACACCAGACGCATCCCTTATCACACTTGATCCGAACCTTTAGCTTCTGCTGCTTGTCCGGACACAGCTTCATGTCCTTAATTGGCTTGCCTGTGATCTCACAGATGTAGCCTTTAAATTTTTTCTTGTTTACCATACTGCCACCGCCTCATGTAAATGCTCTCTTAATACGTCTGCTGCTTCGTGTTGATTCTCATGCTCCAATAACTTAATCACATTCGGTAACACTCTTCGCCCTTTATCGATCACTTCCTGGTTTGATGCAATCATTTCTGCATTCATGTCGATGTTATAACGTTTCTTTAAATCAATTGCCATGTCTTCAAATGTTACAAAATGTTCTGCGTACTGATCCAGAGATACCAGGCACATGGATTTATGATCATATGCTTCTTTGAATCTTCGAAGCCTCTTTTCTCCAAAGCCTTCGCTATCTGCCAGTGCTGATAATGCTGTTGTCATGATGTTTCCATAGAGTGTTGTTGCTAGGATTTCAAAAGCTTTATCTAATCTGTCGTTGTCGATCAGAAGTCCAACTCTCAATGCTCCTCGCATCTGAAGCTCTTTTCTTAATCCATCAATTCCCTTTTTTTCTGCAATGCCTAACGCATATGCCATTCCTGCCATTCTTGCTTCCTGCTCTTTATCTAATTTTCCCATCGATATTTCCTCTTACTCGTATGATCACAGACAACTTAATTCTTTACCTGAAACAATGAATTATCCCAATCACTGTCCTATTACTTTTTGCCTGATTGTATAATTCATTGCGATTCCTTGTTTGTGGTTTGCAAAATGATAATTGTAATACTGAATCTAGATCATGAAAATAAACAGAAACTTGAAAAAATATGTTTACATCGTATGATTTGTTAATAGTTACTTGAGAAATCTTAATCAGGTAAAGAATTAAGTTGTCTGTGATGGTACTCCTTTCTACTTTACATTACTGCCAATAACTTATTAATAAAGTACTGCTGCCCTTTACCAGTGACCTTTGTAGTCTTTCTGATCTTTGTCGTTCCATCCGGATTTGTGATCGTTCTTTCTTCAACTTCAAACAATCCCATTTCCATGCTCTTTTGTGTTGGCATATTCCAACTTGGACCTCTTCTTTGGATTAAATATCCGTTATTTCTGAGTTTTTGAAACAGTCTGTTTTGACCAATATCAATTCCTTTTTGCTTAAGAATTTTTGCTAAATCTCCGATCAGAATAGAATCTTTACTCGCTGTTACTGCATCAGCAAAGATTTCTTTAGGCTTCATACGTTCATTGTCTTCAATCAACGTCGCATTTTCCGATTTTAGTTGATCAATAGTCTTATCTGCCATCTTCAACGCTCTAGCAAAAATCTGCTCTGGCGTGTTCCATGCTTTCTCGAGATCAAGGAAATACTGTCGAATCTGTTTCCCTTCTGGCGATCTCTGAATCATACATATCTGTTTTGCCATATCAATAGAAATTTCATGGTCAATATATGTAGTTTCGTTTCCTTGAGCTGTTAGTCTTTTATGACTAATAGCTTTGAAGTCTTCGTTTTCTGTAAAACCATACTCTTTCATTCTTTCAAACCACTTTGTATACTGGGTTCTAATATTCAGTTGTTGGTGCAAATCTCTTGCCGATACACAAGGCTGATCTGCATCATAATTAACAGAAATTAAATTATCCATACGTTATGTCACCTCCTAATTGTTTCTTTAATAACTGTCTTTCCAGATTCTCGTAATCACAATCTTTGACTTCTCGTTGTGTAAAATTGTGTATAGTTTCTTCTTTCTTTGGTTTCGGTGTTGATTTCTTCCGTTTCTTTGATGTAGGGAAGAAACTCTTATATCCTCCACCAAATGCTTTTCTTACAATGCCCAACTTATCAGAATCATTCTCAGCCAGAGAATCTAGTTCTTCTTTCAAGGCATTGATCTGTTCTGCAGATAATGTTGGTCCAGTATGATTCCTCATATCAAGATAAAGACAGAACTCTCTGTTCAGATCTGGATTGCTATAATAATATTTACTTTCCTTTACTTTACTTTCCTTTAGGGATTCTTCTCGGGAATTATCGTTATTTTTCTTGGAATTATCCGTATTATTCTCAGAATTATCTTCAAAATGGGTAACTTTAATAAAAGGTTCTGTTTCTTCTTCATTTAAAAGCCAGAACCTGTCGACTTTTATTGGATTCTTCTTAGCTCTTGTTTTTACTGCTAACTGAAATCTCTCCTGTATTCCGGCAGAAGTCAGGACAGCGTCCGACTGGAAAAGCTGTTTATCAAACATCGACCGTTCCAGTAAGAATGTCAAGACTTGCTTCACCTTGTCACTATTCATGTTCAGATCATCCGACACGATATAGTAAAAATCATCATCTACAATGATGTAATATCCATTTTTATAAATTTCACAAAGAAGATAAATGAAAATTGTGATCCCATCTGCTCCATATCTGGATTTCAGGATCTTTATCTTCCTGTTCGAAAAGAAATTACAATCCAAAGAAAAATATTCGATACCTCGTTTCTTATGTCTGGCCAAAACGATTCTCCTTTTTCTTATTTGATTTCTTCTATCTCTACTTCAACTCGTGGGTCCTCTGCATAATGCTTTTCCATATGCAGCGTTACCACCTGCGTATCATCTCTGTATGCTAATTTATTCAATGCATCCAGAATACTTTTTGCAATGTTATCAATGTCTGGTTTCTTCGTTGGAAACATAAGGTCTTCCAACATCTGCTGTTTCTTTTTCTTGCTTGTACTCTTAACGATCGGATAATAAGCTATGATCGTTACTTTTAAGGGCTGTCCGTCATTAAAAATGATGTTGTTTGATTCCTGCCTGTAACAGCACTTGATCAGATTCTCGTATAACACTGTCTGTTCTGGAGTATATGAGAATGTTCCACCACCTTTACCATGGACAGTTCTCGCCCTGGCTTTTCCTTTCGGTGCACCAGGGACTGTAAATCTAACTGTCTCCATAACTGTTACCCGATGATCGTGATCACTTTTAACAGTTCTTCCGGTAAATTCTCTGTTAAATATTTCTTGATAGCATCTACAGCTTCATACTTCCAGAGACCACCATCAGCTTCTACCAATTTAAACATTGGCTGCCCATCAGAACCTTCTCTGATTCGGAAGATAAACTTGCTTTCTGGCTGTTCTACTTCCAAAAATGTACGATATGGACGAAGTGTTACCGGATTCGGTACGATCACATCTTCTTTTCCTGCAATACCTTTTGTGATCGTAGCTTTCTGGCTGACTCCATCATCTCCATAGTTTGCTACTGTTTTATTTTCTACGTTTCCGGCAACTGAAAGAATCAGTTCTGTTTCATCACTCTGTTTAAAGGCAGTCTGCATATTAATTACAAACGCTTCCTGATCATAGTAATGATCGAAATCAAAACCATTTGGATTTGTACCTACGCGGAATAATTCTTCTCGATTTCTTTCCCGTGTAAGACCAGATAGTAATCTTACACTTGTTGGAGATTCTACGTGAATGATCATAGATTCTCTTAACTCTTCACTCTTTCCACTGATATAATCGATCAGAGAATTAAGGCTTGTTGCTGTCAGAGGATCTGCCATTTCTTCTCTGTCGTATCTTGACATTGATTTATCGCAATAAGTCTTTCCTGCGATTTCTACAACATGTGGCTCTCTTGCACTGTCTGTCAATTCTTCTATATGTTCCATTGCTTCTCTTAAAAATGTGTTATCCATTGTTATGTACCTCCTGTTTATGCCTGTTTTGCTTTTCTTAAATCAATGACTTTGTTGCTTGGTTCATAGATTTCCCCAGTGTCCGGATCAAATGCTTTCTGTGGCTCATCTTCTTCCTGGTCGATCACATCATCAACATTCATCTGACCAGGAATCTGGTTAAAGATTTCAACTGCTTCAACCTCTCCGGTGCGAAGATCTCTGCCCATACTCAGTGCTGTTGTAGCTCCAAGTTCTGGTGCAAGGCTTAACTTTGTTTCTACCGTAGTTGCCACAAAGTTTCTTTCATCGTTTGGTCGGAAGCTGATTGACACATTGATCTTTCTGACCTTCTGCGCATCAGTGTTCGGGTCTTGAACATTTTCAGTGATCTTCTCTAATGCCTTATTAAGCTGTACTGAAAGTTTCCCTCCTGCAAACTGTTCTAAGTTAATATGTTTCATCGTGTTGCTCCTTTCTTTTATTTAAAGAACTGCTGTGGTTCTTCTTTTTCTGTTTCGGTTGGAATTGGCTGTGGTTCTTCTTTAGGAACCGTACTTTCCGGTAAATCTTCCTGCTGCATCATTGGAATCTTTTCATCTTCCCTTGTAACAAAATACTGCTGTCCGTTTTCTGGTTCTGCATAACCGCTTTCTTCTGCAATATACATACCACCGAAAGTTGAAGGAAAAGCTTCTCTCAATGCCTGAACCAATGCCACTTTTCTGATCATTGTTGCCGGCTTTGATTTCCACTGGCTATTCAATGTTCCATCTTTTTTTCTGCCTGCGTATTCATCAAACGCAACTTCTGCTTCATATGCATGTGCCTTATCTTTTCTCCAGACTTTCGCCCATCCACCAATAACTTCTTCTGTAGGCAGACGAAAACTTCCGGATCTATGAATAACCTCACCGTCTCGACTATCAACTACGATGATCCCTGCTTCAAATCCATCGTAAAATTCATTCTGTTCTGCTCGCTTCATATAAGCTTCTTTTCCGACTACCATTGTTGCTGGTTCGTTTCCGTACTTAATACAGTACGCTTCTTTTACCCATGGATTTAAACCACTATGCTTACACAAATTCATAAACATAATGACTTCTTCCATTGTCACACGTTCTTTATTTCCAGAAATCATATAATTTTTTATAATCTCTGGTGTTAATTCAATTTTGTGTCCGGCAACCTCATATGTTGCAACCTGTGCGTTCTGATACATGTCTGTTCTTTTCTTTGCTAAACTGTTTCCAACTGCCATCTTATAATTCCTCCTGACTTATGATTTTAAATTCTTCACATGTTTTCTTAAGAATGCTGATCTTCGCATTCGCTTCATCAAAGTTGTGCTCTTTTACAACACAACGAAATGTAATCGCTAATGTTCTTTCTCCCGTACGTTTAGGTTTAGGAACTTCTGCCGGTTCTTTTGGCATCTCTGATGCTTCTTTACTTTCGCCAGCAGATGCTACTTTCTGCGCTTCTTCTTTTAACTGTTGCTGTCTCTGCTCTTCCTTCTGCTTCTGCTCTTCCTCAAATAAGGCTTTCTTCTTGGCGGTCTCCTCTAACTTCTGTTTCTTCATCATTGCAGCGTTCAGATCAAAAGCTTTCAGATATTCTTCCTTCATTTCAAAAACATAAGGACTTGTATCTGCATTGATTACTTTCAGATCGCTGTCAACTTTATCTCTGATCTCTGCGATCTCTGTTGTGATAGATTTCAATGTCGTTGATACATTTAGCCAAGAATCCTTATAGATTTTTTCAAATGGAACCGTGCGATCAAGATCACCGATTGTCTTTGAATAGATTCCCTTGATTTTCTCTAATTTTTCTTGCCGTGTTGCTTCTTCGTATCCTTTGATCTGGATGTCAATGTTTCCAATCGCTTGATCAACGATGCCGATCAGTTCTTTTTCCTGTTCTTCAAAAACTGTGTATGGCTGCATGACCTGTCGTTTGATTTCTTTTCTTTTGTTCTCTAATGCAGTCACAAACTTATTAAGCTTTGCGCGATCCTTTTTTGCATCCTTGATCTGATCTGCTGTATAGACCAGATTCATATAGTCGTTTGCTTTCTTCTGGATCTCTGTTTTCAACTCTTCATAATTCCAGTCAATCTCTTTCAGGAATCCTTCTTCCTGCGGATTGTATATCTTAAATTCCATGTATTTCTCCTTTATTGATTCATCTGATCTTTTCTTTTATACTAATGTTGTAGTTTTTATTAGCCAAAGAAAGGATAGTTTTATGCACACACCAGATGATTTACGTTATGATTTAGCACTCATTGGAGCACAAGCCAAGTTCCAAAATGCTCTTGCCAGAGACGTTGTTTCTGATCTGTACCCTGGTAACGAACTATATGGAGAAGCCGAATTACTTACTTCGTTTTTTAATGATATTTACTCTACTCTCCAAGATCGTTCTGATTCAGATTTTGTTACAGATGCGCCTTTTTAATCACCTCTTCACGAGTCATATTTAAAATGACCTCAATATGTTCAACAGTCAGGTTATTGCTTTTTAAAATCTCCACAATTTTATTTACAATAACCTGATTTTCTTTTTTCTTTTCCTGAACCTCTTTCATATATTCATCGTATCGATTCATAACAATTTCTCCTTTATATTTCTGGAAGAATCAAGTTCGGTTTCTGTCTTTTTAAAACTTTCTGCCAGAACTCTTCTTCCGCTTGTCTTAATATCTCAATATCTTCTTCTACGTCTGATCGCTCAATATGATAATCTTTTGTTTGTAGCTGGATCTGACCCTGCCACACTGATTTCAGCTGTGCTCTCAACTCCACAAATGAATATTCTGTGACAAGCAGATAATGCAGTACCTGTATGTAATAGTTGTCCGGAATCTGATCTCTCCATTTTTCACGCTGCATACTTTGCAGGATATTAGTTGTCTTGATTTCTAAGATTCCTTTGCGACCATCCTGATCGGTTAGTTCTCCATCCAAAGATGCATGTGCCCATGGATACTTTTCATTCCGGATCATGTTGTCTCCGAAGTATTCAACCTTGTATTCTGGATGATCAAGTGCAAATAATTGTCTTAGCAGCGGCTCTGCATCATGTCCATACTTCACATAATCCTTATCTGAAATATCCGGAGCGATCCGCTGTCCTATTTTTTCTAAATAAAGATCAGTGTTGGTTTTATATGGATTGAGTCCTAATACCGCAGATGCATCAGATCCACCAATCCCATGCCTTGCATTTAACCAGGAATCAAAGGAATCGAACTGGATCCGTTTGATTCCTTTACTAATCTCAATCTCCTGCATCTTTAAACCTCTTTCCCAATTCTTCTAATTTAGGAAAGACAAGATCAAACTGTTCTTCTGACATTTCACAAAACTCAATTCCTGCATTTCCATACTTCTCTCCAATGATCAAAGCATTTCCAAGAATCGGGTATCCATGGCGATCTGTCTCATACAGCCATGAAGCTATCTTATTTAATTTGGTTTTGTCACAGTGAAAATAAAATTCTTCATCAACCAACATGCTTACTTTTGATCCAGGCACATTTTTAATCTCAATTCCTGCACCGATCTCTGTATATAATCTCTTGGGCTGTACGTGTTCAATTAACTCACATCTGTTTCCAATGTGTTCTTTCAACTTTTTCCATGATTTAAGTCCCTCATCTGGATATTCCAGCTCTTTTACCTCATTATCAGTTTTGATCAGAATCATCTTTCCCATTGTCATTTCCTCTTCTTTCTTCTAATAATCCCATTAATTTTTCTTTCAGATACTTTGCTTCGTTCATACAGTGCTGATTATCCAGGAACAGCATTGTACTGTAATCTGGTTGCTGTTCTGCATTAAAACCATCTTCCCAGATCCTAACGCTTAGCACTGCGGTAGCTCCATGATATTCAGCTTGTACACATGGAACACCTGGTTCTCGCCAATCTATAGTTCCATCTGTCATTTCTTGCAGCTGCAAAGATAGATCAAAGATCTCAACTGCTGTTTTTCTGATTTCACTTTTCTTCTGATCTGTGTTATAATTTGCTTGTCTATTTAATTGTGTGCCTAATGGAGTTGCCGCTCCGTGGGCACTTTTTTCTTTCTTATCTATCAAATTTCTTCACTCCTTCCTCAAACACCACTGCTGTGATCAAACACACAGCAGCTAATTCTTTAAAGATTCCACATGCGATCAGCACTGCTGCCGTGCAGATCATTGCTTTTGTTTCACTTTTCATCTCATGCTCCTTTCTCAAACACTTATCATTTCAGTTGCAAAAAACTTTTTTGCATTTATGAAATATCTATGCTTATTTTCACTTGTCCGGATTGCGTATCCCCATGGAAAAATCCCTTGAATCAGTCCTTTTTCGATTGTTGGAACACCCATTCCCATCAAATACGCAACTTCTTTCGGGGTTAACGTCTCTATTTTCTTTTTAGGAATTACTATCTCTTCGAAGTAATTCTCTGGAAGATCAAATGCTTCTGCAATCTCATTTCGTCTTGCTTTTGTCGGCTCTGAATCTCCAGACATCCACTTACTTACTGTAGATCTACTTACACTGCAGATTCTGGACAACTCTACTTGATTGATGTTTTGATCTACCATCACTTTTTTAAGCCTGTCCCTGAACACCTTTATCACCTGCCTTTCTTCAGATGGCTTAAGTCTCCGCCCGATTGAGTGCTATTTTTAATAATTAACCAATTTATGGAGGATTTCGGGGTTACGTGTATCGGACAGAGGATTAAGCCATCTGCTATTATTCTGTTGTCTTTTTTCCATATATCTCCTATGCTTAAATCACAGGGCACTGGCATGTCCGAGTTTTAAGAAAGGAGTTTTATTTATGAAATTAGATCTCGATTTGCTTAGAGATACCTTGATTGCTATTTCTGATAATTTATACCCAGACGAAAATGGATACGTTCAGCCAATTATGCCGAAAGAATTTGTTTCGTCTGCCATCCCTCAATATAAATCAAATGAAGTTTTATATTGGATCCGAAAAATGATGGATGAAGGAATTTTGATTGCTGGGAAACGATATATCGATGAACCAATTCCTAGAATTAAAGATATATCCATAACGGGTTACAAATTCTTAGAATCCTTTAAAGAACCTTCAATTTGGGAAAAAGTAAAACCTAAATTATCAGATTTAGCTGTATCCTCATTATCATCATTGATTACTACGGCTATTTCTCTTATATAACTCTCACATCCATAAAAAGCGTCAGTTCTGCTGTTGCTTCATCTTTGTTTTGCTTAACAGAATATGACCTGACGCCTTTTATCTTTTTCCCGTCAAGTTTTATTCCATTATCAAGAACCAATCTGCTTAACTCGTTTTTTGAAATATAAGGTTTC